GTTGCACCAGTAACATCTAAAGTTGCGTTTAATGTGGTTGCACCATCAACATTTAACAGTGCATCAAAATCTACATTACTAGTAGCATGGACAGTTCCAGTAATATCTAAAGTAGCAGTAGGATTACTATTTTGAATACCTACATTAGTCATTCTATAAACTGAGGCACTGGTTCCTACACCAACATGTCCCCAGAGATCTTGAGTTTGAATATTTGCAATCCAATTAGGATTATCTGGATTTACAATTGGAATTAAAGTATCTGTACCAACTCCAAGACTATTTTTTTGTACAAAATTAAGAGCAGCAAACGCTTGCGCTAAATCATTTGTAGGAATGAATACACCTTGATCTTGTACGTAAAATCTTGTCATTACTCTATCTTTATGATAAAATATTTATAGTAAACATCTATGGATTATAAAGAGGAACTCCTTCGTCAAGTACAAAAATTCCATCCGTAGCAATTCCAGGAACACCTGGTACAGGTTCAGCAATTAAAGGAACCCACCTAAGTCCACCTTCATCTCTAATTAATTGATATCCATTTTTTCCAGGTGCGTTTACAGAATCGTATATTGTTACATCTATTTTTACACTTCCAGCAACATCTAATTTTTGTTGGGGTACTGTACTTCCTATACCAACTCTTCCAACTGACGCATCTGCAGTTAAAGTTGTACCACCACAACCCACATCTAATTTTTTTCTAACAGTTGCAATTCCTACATTGATACCTTTATCAAGATAAACATTTTCACTAAAATGGGAATATCCATCAAAAATAGAAGTACCTAAGACATTTAGTTCTTTTGCAACAACAGAAGTGTCTTTTAAACTTGCAAAATTTGACTTTAGGTCTCCATAAATTCTTACATTTTGATAGAAAACTACTTCTTCACTAAAATGAGATTCTGTTCCATAAAAAGTACTTCCATCAGATGGTTCTTTATATGGAACATTATTTTTTATTTGATTACCTTCACTATCAGCACCTTCTAATTTTGGTTTAATCTGTTCGCATTTATCTGCCATATTAGAATACCGAATTTATAACTGCTTTAGATACCCCTGCAATAAATCCACCAAGAAAATCTCCGCCAACAAAACTTCCTTCAAAAACACTTTTTAAAAATCCTTTTCCAAGTTCATCAATTAAATTTCCAGTTGGTGCTGTTACATCAATTTTATTGCCTTGTATCAGAGTTCTACCAGATCCACTTTTGAGATCAATATTTCTACCTGCCTTCAGATGAATATCCTCATCTGCTTCCAGCATAATGGAAGTTCCTCTAATACGAACCAATCCATTTGCGCTTACAGAAACATTTCCATTTTTTCCGATAATAACAATATCTTCACTTTGACCTTGATTTTCTGTCCCTCCAGTAATTACGATTGTTCTATCATTAAAAATTGAGAGTTGTCCACTACTACTTAAAGAAATTGAAGATTGATTATCTCCATTGTCAGTTACTCCATAAATTTTATAAACATCTGTTCCAGACAAACCCATTTGAGGATTTGCAGTATCAATCCTAAAATTTGGATTAAAACTGATCAGTTGCCTCTTAAAAATATTTTTAGGTCTTTGTGCCATTTTATATTGGACAATCGATGGATTTTTGAACTATTTGTGCTTTATTAGGATCTGATTTATATGTTCCTAATACAGGTCTAAGAACTGCTCCACTACCAGTGTTTGAATTTACATTAAGAACTGGTAGAGTATTGATATTATTATCAGTATTTATTGGCAATACTTGATAGATACTACCATTAATAATCTGGGAATCATAAGTATTTCCAAGATTATCAGTTATTTCAGCATCCTCATAATCACTTCCACCATTTTCAATAATCACACCTGTTACTGAGTATTGAGAAATGTCTCCAACTGAATAATTCTCACCTTCAGAAACAAGATAAATTGAATCTACTTCACCATTTTCATTAATTGTTGTTCTTGCAACAGCACCATATCCTTGATCTGCATCATCAACAATTTCAATAAATGGTGGAAAAGTATATCCAGATCCAGGATTTGTAATTTGTGCTCCAATAACGCTTGCAGTTACATTCCCATCAGGATTAACTACAACATTTCCAAAAATTGGAACGGCAGTTGCTCCAGTTCCAACACCACCAAAAATATTAATAATTGGCGCTGATGCCACTTTAACAGCATCTGTAAAACATTGGACTACACTATTTGGATTTATTCCAGAATTTTCAATATTCGCAAGTCTTTGTATATTTTCATATGGATTTGCGTTTCCATATTTTGGTCCTCCACCAATTACCCATTCATTTACTAATCCTTTAAAGTTGCTAAAATTTTGATTACAATCAAACCCAGCACCAGAACTAGCAAGACCATCTATAACAGATCTCATTAACTTTCCGACACTAAAATCTGAAAAGAATTGTAATAATTTTGAAACAGCACCTAAAGGAGATGATAATAAAATTTCTAAATTATTAATAATTGAATTTAAAAGAGATCCAACAAATTGATCTGATGCACAACTTACAAATCTTCCAACATTTTCAACTACAGAAGTTATAATATTAGTGACAACATCTTTAAGTTTATCAATAACTGCTCCAGCAACACATGAAAAAGAATCTTCTAATGCTTTTACTGGAGCAACCATCGCTTTTTGTGCCGCCACACCAGCAAGATGAGCAGCTACTGGATTTCCAGTAGCTGCAAGAACTTGTGCATATACAAGTTTATAAAGTAAATCTAATCCTTTTTTTAATAAATTTTTCAATACACCAATCAATTTATTCATAAGAAGTCCAACAAATTCGTTTGCAAGTAAAACAATTTTATCAACTGCTTTTGAAATTTCTTGTTGTATTCTTTGAATATTTCCTGCAAATCTTTGTACTTTTTTAAGTAAATTTGTAATAATAGATTTTATTTTAGAAGTCTTTGCATTTTGTACAGTATTTGCAAGTGGAATAATATCACCAATCGCAGAGTTTGCAGATACTACTTGATAACCATATATTGGAGATAATTGTTTTGCTTGTTCTGGAGAAACGTCTTGTGGTGAAGGTAAAGAATTTTCTTTAACCTCATTACTTTCACTTGGATTAACTTTATTTTTCTCCATTAATGAAGAAAATCCTGTAAAAGGTATAAACGGAGATTGATAAGATGTGGATGGAACAGAATCTGTTCTTCCAAACGTTGCAAGAATTACTGGAATTTGAGCATTATCCCCATCTAAGAAAAATCCAAGAACAATATCGCCTTGTTGAAGTTGAACTCCAGTTGAAACGTTAGCAGCACCACTTCCTGCAGTTGTTGGAATTAAACATTGTGCCCAAGGAAGATCTTCATTTGGAAGATCTTTTTCACTATAAGGATGATATCCAAGAATTCTAACTTTAAAACGATTTCCCCATCCACCACCTTGAACCTGTTTTCCCATAGATTCTAGTGGTGGGATTTGCCCTATCCACCAACGGAATCCATCTCTACCTATAAAATGACTTTGAAGTAATGATTGATCTAACATAGATTACTTTCTTGCCTCTACATTTACTCCAAATGTATCTCTAATAAGTTTCATTGATGTATATGAATTTTCTACATCAAAATGATGACACACTTCTTTAATCATATATAGACCACTTGTCTCATAATCAAATTCTCTTGCGTTTGATTGTGTAATCTTAGGGAAATAACACTCAATAATATCACCTGCCTTCAAATTTGTATTTGAAGGAACCATAATATTTACTGTTTGAGTGAACAGGGTATTATATCTCATTAATGATTGAGATTGATACAATTTAGGATCTGAATTTGGTGCTTTTGAAGCATCTTTTTCCATTGTGCCAATATCAAGTATTGCAGTTATAATTCTTGATGGAACATCACCAAGAGTTTCACTAGATCCTTCTGATATTGGTGGAAGTTTAAGTTCTCCACCTAAATTTTTTGTTTTTCCAACATAATCACTCTTCTTAAACACTCCTTCTTCAGGTTTTGAAAATGAAAAATCTAATGGATTAAAAAACATTCTATGACTTGCATATGTACCTAAACGAAGTTTTTCAATTAGGTTTTGATTTTTATCAGTATAATAGTTTAATATTTTGAAATCATTATTAACTTTGTTCTCATTTTCATCATATGATTCTTGTGCTTCGGTATAAACATATCTTGCTTTTGGTTTTTGTAACAATAATTCATCAATTGATCTAAATTGAAATCCATCTTTAGTCTGATAGAATAAAAATCCCGCTGTAGGATCTTTTGATATTTCGGGAACTGCTTTTGATGCTAACCAAACCAAAACTGTAAATGGTTTTCTTAAATTTCCAATAAAACCATATTTGTTTGAAGATTTATCAATTGTTCCTATTTTAGTTGTCTTTAAATTATCTGTTAAAATTTTTTGAACTGAGTCGCTTATTTTGAGAGAAGTTGGAAATTTATTAGAAACTCTAGATGTTTCATTTGTAATCGCTTCTCTAGAAACTAAGTGTAATGTGAATGTCTCTCTATTAGTTTCTGATATTACGTCAGTAATACTGGAAACATAAAAATAATCATCTGACTTTTGTGAAAAATCTAATCCAGGATTAGTTGAAGAATTTCCTGCTATTTTTAAAGATAGTCTTTCACCACCTCTTAAAGGTAGACCATTATAAATTGATTGACGATCTCCATCTGGTTTATCTGCTGGAGATATTACATTACCATTATCTACTACTTTAACTTTTGCAGTGATTGTTGGTGAAAAAATATCTTCATAATATTCAAATAAAATTACTCCTGTGGTAAGATCAATCGTTCTAGAACGATCATTTGATTCTAAAATTAGTTCTTCATATATGGACTTTTTAATTGACATTAGAGATACGCTAGGTCGATGAGTAATTTATTTTTGATAAAATTATTTAACAATTTAAAATCACTAACTGTTGGTACAGGTGTAGGTTGCTGTGAAGGATATGATGTTTGAGAAACTTGTGGTTGAGTATCATCAACAATTACAACTTGAGATCCTTTTCTTTGAGGAGTAATTGCACCAGGTTGTTGAGATTTTGGTGTTGGAGATACCATCGCAGATGGTTGTCTGCCTGGTTGTTTTGGACTTAATGGGTTAGTAGGTGAACTTAAAGATTTTCCACCAAGAGAAACATAATTTGAATATACTGAGGATGGATCTGAATATGAAGATGTTTTAGATTTATAATATTCAAAATGCAAATGAGGTCCTGTAGCGTTTCCAATACCTGGGGCACCCATTGCAGCTAGATGTGCTATTGTTTGCCCTGCTTGAACTCTTTGCCCTTTTTTAACTTTAAAGTTATTGACATGGAGATACCTACTTTGAGTTCCATCATCATGAGTAACTAGTACCATTCCCATATTGCTTCCATCAATATATGCGTACTCAATTATTCCACCTTTTCTTAAAATTACTGGAGTTCCTTCTACTTTACCTTGTTTAGGAACAATATCAATGCCCATATGCATTCTACCCCATCGCCACCCATATCCAGATGTTATCATTGTTTCTGTTGGTTGAACATTTGAAGTTTTAGATGGTTTTATTTGTTGTTTTGACTCATTAAGAGCAGTATTAAATTCACCTAAAGATACAGTTGCTCGATTGTATTTTGAATATTGATCTGCATATGTTGCGCCAGTTCTTGGATCTGGAAGTGCCCTATATTGTTGAGATATTCTTGTACCAAATTCTCTCTGAGATAATTTTCCACTTCTGAATTGTTCATAACCCATCTGTTTAAGATGAAATTGATTTAATTGATCTTGAAACTGGGGTGTAAATACTGTTTTATTGGGATCCAATCCCATTTGTTTGGCTAATCCAATAGCAGTTCCAGGCATAAATTGATATGCACCCACTGCTGTATTCCAATCACCATATCTTCTACGTAATTGTGTTAAGGTCATCTGAGTAATACTTGGATCACCTTTTCCACGATCACCCGCATATGCAGTATATCTACCACCAGTTTCAGCTTTTGCAATTAATTTAGATATTCGTTCTATACCAACTCCACCCTCTTGTGTAACTCCAGGAAACATAGTTTCTTCTCTTTCTTCACCAAGTCCTGGTGCTTCTTCACCGGTTTGCATTGATTCTGTAAGAGGCACAGTAAAAAGTTTAAATGTGTCTGTGATATTATCTCCCAATCCTTGAACTGCTAAATTTAATTCATCAAATGATCTTGCAACACTTCCTTCAGTAAATTCATTAAAATCTAATGAAATAATCGAATTAAGTGAATTAGATAAAACATTTCCAAAAGAATTAACGATGGATTGCATATTATTAACCATGTTGTACATGGTCATTCCAAATGATTGAATTCTAAAAATAAACTCTTTACCCATGAATATCCATGTAGGTAAATTTTCAGCAATCCATCCAGCAGTAATAAAACCCAAAAATCCAAGTAATCTTCCTAGTGGACTTTTATCACTTTTTGATGCAAAGGATAATCCTCTAGGAATTGAAGTTGAAACTTGTGCAGATTCTAATTGATCTTCAAGTTCCTGTCTTCTTGATGCTTCTCTTCTTCTAGCATCAAGAATTTCAGATCTAGCAAATAATTCTCTTTTAATTCTAGTATTTCTAGAAATAGTATTTGATATATTATCAACACTATTGTTCACTGAAGAAGTACTATTTCTAGTAGATGCTAGAGATTTAGAAATATTTTCAATATTAATTGATGATCTTTTAAGAGAATCTACTAATGCCATGTTACATTACCACATTATAATTTAATTGAGAATATAAAACATAAAAATTATCGGGATTTGCAGAATTAATTAAAGGAACATCTGTTAAAGCACCATTTGTAATTGGTGGATTTTGTTGTTGTGTTTGATTATTAGATGTTTTAATCACTGTTAATGATGGTTTTGCTTCTGGCAATTGACCAACTTTTTGCGGTTGTGTTTGCATTGGAACCATTTCTGCCGTTTTTGGTTTTTCAGAAACACTTTGTTCAGCATTAGTCATTGGAGATGAAACCATAGCAGATGTAGGAACATCTTTTAATTTCATTTCATTCCAATCATAACCTTTTGTAATTGCCCAGTCTTTTGCTTGCTGTCTTTGCTCTGGACTCATTTTATCCCAAGCACCTTCAATTCTCCCTCTTGCCATTGGATTATTTCTATATTGCCATGCCATTTCAAATTGCTTAACCATCTCAGCACTTGGTTGTGATTGAGCAGTTGGAGGAGTTGCTGTCGGAGTAGATGAAGATTCTGATGGTTTTGTTTGAGATGATGGTTTAGGAACCATCGATTCTTTTGGAGTTGATGACGTTGTTGTGGTTGATTTTGATTCTTGTTCTGCTTGTCTTTTAACTTCTTCCGCTTGTTTTGCTGCATTCGGATTTTTACCAAATATATTCATACCAAATGCTTCTGCAATTTCATCAGCAGCGTATGCTAATCTCAGAATACTAAAAAGTTTTCCTGGACCAAATAAACTTAATGCACCTATTACAGAATCCACATATTCGGCATTTTTTGCATTCATAAATGCTGTAACACCTGTGGCAAATTTGCCAAGCATATTAAGAATTGCACCACCTCTGGTTCCTCCAGTTCTTGGTGGTGGAGGAGTTCTTGTTGTTCCTGGAAATCGTAGTAAATTTGCAGCTGCTCCTAATGGTTTTGCAATTAAAAGATTTGTTAATCCTTTTGCAATTGATCCAATTGTTCTTTTAACCAAAGAAAATCCTGTTCGGATTGCTATTAATCCACCAAAAACAATTCCAATATTTTTGAGAATATTAAATTTAATTTCATTAAACTTTTGAGTATTACCTTCTTCGGAAGATTTTAATGCTTGTACAACTTGATTAGTTAACCAACCAGTGAATAAAATAGTAAGAGCATTTTTAATATTTCCAAAAATATCAATAACTTTAGGAGTTAATTTTTGTGCAGGTTCTAATAATGATCCTTGTATTTTTTGCTCTAATTCATTTTCTTTTCCTATTCTTACTTGTCTTTCTGTTAATATTCTTTGTTTTTCTTGTTCTGCGCGAATCCTAGATTGCTCTTCATTAGAATCTTGTTGAAGAAGTAAAGCAATATTAGAAAGACCTACTGCTAACTTTCCAATATCAGCACGTAATGCTTGAATATTTGAATTAAGTCCTATTAATGCTTGCTCTTGATTTTGAATTACTGCCGTGTTTTGTACTTCAAATTCTCTTCTTCTACCTTCAATTGCTAATAAATCATTTTTAAAAACAGAAGCATCAAATGTAGATTTCTTTAAAAGAGTATTTCTAAGATCCTGAGACAAGATAGATCCTGTAATTGGATCAATTCCAGATCTACCAACTTTTTCGGGATCTAACTCAGCCATTTGAATTTTGTTTTAGATTTTCTTCTTCAATATATTGTTTAAGTAAAGAAATATAAACTTCTCTCTCCCAAGGTATCATATTTTCTATCTCAGTCAATGAATATTTATGATGCTGAATGAGAGAAAAATTAGTTTTATAGTATGACTCAAGATTTTCATGAGCCATTCCTAGGCGAAAAAACTGGATAATCCCTCCAAAACTACTTCACTTTCAACTTCAGTATTTGGATTTTTAATCTTTAAAGTGTGTGTCAACTTAGGCATTGTCTCAAAGAATTTTTCAATTTGTTTGAATTGATTAGAACTTAGTTGTTCAATAAATTCTGCAAGTTCTTTTTTTGTACAATCAGATGCTGACCAAGATTCTTCTTCACTATAAACTTGCTCAATACAAGAGATAATTAAATCAAATGTTTCATCAACACTTACATTAAAATTCCTATCAAAATTGGTTTTGATAAATTCTTTCATTGAAGGATATTTCATTCTTAAAGTTAGATTATCATCTAACTTAATATCTCTAGAATGATCTTCACTGATATTGACTTTAATATCATCAAGATTAATACTTATAGGAACTTGTGTTTTTTCATCATCTGGACATGTAATTAAAACATCTACTGTTTCACCAACAGATTTTCCACGAATATTTAAAAACAAATATTCAATATCAAAAGTTGATAATTCTTCAACCTTAACTCCTTTAGAAAGAACACAATTACTGATTACAGTTTTAACAGCCTCAGAAATTTGTTTAGGGTCTTCACTTTCCATTGCAATGATTAGAATCTTTTCTTCCTTAACAAGAAAAGGTCTATATTTAATCTCTTTTTTAATCGAAGGAATTTCTAATGTATAAGAAGGTGTCGCAATTTTTGGTAATGGCATAATATCCAATCAAAATCAGTTATGATTATTTATGGGGCACGACGAGCACCTTGTGCATCAAAATATTGTTGAGTTGCTCTTTGATATGGTGAAGAATTTGGATCTACAAAACGAACTCCTCCAGCAGGAGCAGAACCTGGAGAAATAGGAACTAATCTTAATGGTAATTTAGATGATGGTGAACTTTGTTTTGGTTGATCAGGTTGTTTATTATTATCTTGATTTCTAAAAATATCAATACTTAATGATTTACCGACTACATAACGATCAATTTTGAATGTAGCAGACATTTTCATTACATCAGATTGAGAATATGAAATAGGTATTGATGAAATTGAATATGGATATAAACCAATAAAAGTATATTCAATTTCTTTTTGATAATCACGATCAAATTTAATAATTCTTGTCTTATTTGATTTATAATATTCAGGATATTGCATTCTAATAAAGTATCCAGTGTCAATGTTAGAGTTAATTGGTTCAAGACGACTATTGATTGGATTTGATGATCCGCTTGAAATAAACTCCATCCAATGCTCTAAAAATTTCAAAGTATTGTAATTTTTATCTACATAGAATTCAAGAGTTATATCTTGATATTGTCTTTTGTGTGCAAATGTTTCGGTAATCCCAATATAATTACCAGTAATTTCTGCAGTGGCAAGTTGAGTTGTTGGGAGAACTGCATTATTACATAACAAACCAGCATCTTCCGCAATAAATCTAGATGTGATTCCTCTTTTTCTTAAGTATTGTGATAATGGATCCGGCAAACCTCCAAACTTAACTTCATAATGCGAAGTTTGAGCAAGATTAGTAAATAGAGGTCTAATGTCTGATATTCTACGTGGTGTTGCCACTCTAAATACCTATTATGAGT